ACACAGGATTAACCGTATATTTTGACGGGTAGGTAGCAATGGCTAACACTACTTCACAGTCTTATAGTTTTGATCAAGATTTTTCAATCGATGAAATTATTGCAGATGCGTACGAACGTTTAGGCCTTGTTGGAACTGCAGGTCATCAATTAAAAACTGCTAGAAGATCTTTAAACATTCTTTTTCAAGAATGGGGCAATAGAGGAATACATTTTTGGGAAGTAGGAAATACTAATATTAATTTAGTAGCAGGTGCAACAACCAATGTTGATGCAACTGACGAAGGTGCTGGTACATATACTTTTTATAGAAATTCTGTAGATAGCGCAGCAGCGGCTGCAGCTTCACCACAAGCTACAACAGTTCCTGTTGCTAATATTTTTGGTATTACTGATATTTTAAATGTTGCTTACAGACAAAACTACAATGCAACAAATCAATCAGACACAGGTTTAACTAAAGTTGCAAGAGACGCTTATGCTGCAACTGCAAACAAAGCATCTAATGGAACACCTTCACAATTTTGGGTACAAAGATTTATAGATAAAGTTACATTAACTATTTATCCTTTACCAAATTCAACTGCTGCATCAAATTTTCTTAGCGTTTATTTTGTTAAAAGAATTGAAGATGCAGGAGCTTATACTAACGCAACGGACACACCTTTTAGATTTGTACCTTGTATGATTGCAGGATTATCATATTACTTATCTATGAAGTTTGCACCACAACGAACACAGGAGATGAAGTTGTTGTACGAGGATGAATTAGCTAGAGCATTATCTGAAGATGGTTCTGCAGCTAGTACATTTATTACTCCGAAAACATACTATCCAAATATATAATGGCTAGATTTGCAAAAGGTAGTAGAGCATTAGCGATCTCTGATAGATCGGGCGCAGCTTTTCCATATAGAGAAATGGTAAAAGAATGGACAGGTGCGTGGGTACATCAATCTGAATTTGAACCTAAGCAACCACAATTAGAACCACATCCTGTAGGAGCAGACCCACAAGGTTTAATGCATGCAAGACCTGCAAGAGTAGAGTTTCCAGTACAAGATATTTTACCTAACAATCCATTTACTACAACAGGTGGATCTCCAACTTTAAGTGTATCTTATCCTTCTAATCAAATTAACGAAGGAACATCTTATGTTAGATTTCAATCTGTTAAAGAAATAGTAGGGGGTGTTGCAATTGCAACTTTAGAATTAGAAACAACTTTAAATGGTGCAATTAATGATACAGTTAACACTTTAACTTTAACTAGTTCTGCAGCATTTCCAAACGCTGGTTTTATTGTAATAGAAAAGGTAAATCAAGATGCAACTAGTGCAACTTTTGGAAGATACATAAATGAAACAATTCAATATACAGGTAACAACACAGGTACAGGAGTTTTATCTGGATTAACAAGAGGCACAGCTGCTCCTTTTAGAGGAATTACTTTTTCTAATACTACAGCAACTACTCATGCAAATGGAGCAAAAGTTTTTGGATCATATTTAGCAACAGCAATTGCAACCACTGTAGAAGTTGGTCCTACATTACCAAATGGAACACAAGCAACAGAACAACAATTTAATTCTATAACAGTGCCTTTAGTATCTAACGCTGGAAGCACAGTAACAGGAGGCGGTTTTCAATGTACAATTGGACCCGTTAATGATAGAGGTTAATTATTATGGCAGGCGGATTTACAAGTTATTCATACACAACATTAACAACAGCTATTAGATCATACACAGAAGTAGATGCTAATGTATTTACTCAAACTATTATAGATGAGTTTATTGGAGCAGCTGAACATAGAATAAATCTTGATTTACCTATGGACTCAGACAGATTCGTGGATCAAGGTACAATGGCAGCGGATGTAAATAATGTTAGAGTTCCAGCAGGAGCTTTATTTATTAGAGGTGTTGAAGTATTTAATGCTACAAACTCAACTGAACAAGGTACATGGTTAGAAAGACGTGATCAAACTTTTTTAAGTGAGTATGTAGGACGATTAACAGGTCCAGAAGGATCAACTGCATCAGGTGCAGATGTTACTGGAAAACCTAGATATTACTCTATGTTTGGTGGAGCAACAGGATTATCAGACACTACTTCAGGATCTATCTATTTAGCACCTACTCCAGACGTTAATTATATATATAGAATATACTTTAATAAAATGCCTGTAGGATTAGGTTCAGGATCAGATGGTAATTCTCACACTTATATTAGTAACTATTTTCCTCAAGGTCTGTTATATGCTTGTTTAGTAGAGGCATATGGATTTTTAAAAGGTCCAACAGACATGTTGACATTATATGAACAGAAGTATAAAACTGAACTACAAAAGTTTGCAGCAATGCAGATTGGAAGAAGAAGACGAGACGATTACACGGATGGTACAATAAGAATTCCAATCGAGTCACCGCCTCAATAATTAGGAGATAAAAAATTATGGCAATAACATCAGCAGTATGTAACAGTTTTAAAGCAGAAGTTTTACAAGCTTTACACAATTTTACGGCGTCATCTGGAAACAGTTTTAAATTAGCTTTATACACAAGCTCTGCAACTTTAAATAAATCAACAACAGCTTATAGTACATCAAACGAAATTTCTAATACATCAGGATCTGCTTACACAGCTGGTGGAAAAGCACTTACAAGTGTTACTCCTGCCTTGTCTAGTGATACAGCTTGTTGTGATTTTGCGGATGCATCTTTTACATCAGCTTCTTTTACAGCTAATGGTTGTTTAATATACAACGATACAAACGCTGATAGAGCAGTTTGTGCAATTGCATTTGGTTCAGACAAAACTGTAACAAGCGGAACTTTTACAATTCAATTTCCAACAGCAGACGCTGATAACGCAATACTTCGTATAGCATAGGGAGGAAATCCTTATGGCCAATTCTTGGAATGAATCCGGCACAACCTGGGGCACTAATCGTTGGGGAACAACTAATGCATTTACATTAGGTTGGGGCGCTCAATCTTGGGGTGATTCTGAATGGGGAGAACTTAATAATGCTACTATAAATCTTACAGGAGTTTCTTCTACTTCAAATGTAGGATCACCTACAATCACTACAGAAATAAATACAGGTTGGGGACAAGATGGTTGGGGTGTAGAAAATTGGGGTGCTTCTGGTTTAACCGTTCCTCTTACGGGTCTTCAATTACAATCTGATATAGGATCAGAAATAAGTTGGGGTAAACAAACTTGGGGATCTCAAAATAATGGTTGGGGTGGTGAATATTATTTAGTTCCTGCTGACGTGATGGGGTTAACCGGATTGTCTGCAACATCAACTGTTGGATCACCAATCGCAAAATCTGATTTAACATTAACTCCAACAGGACAAAGTTCAACTTCAGCAGTAGGATCTTTAGATCCTGCAGATCAAACCATTGGCTTAACTGGATTAAGTACAACATCATCTGTGGGTGCAATCACACCAGCAGATGTAATGGGATTAACTGGATTAAGCACAACTTCTTCAAATGGTGCACTAACAATTTCTACAAATCCTATTGTAGATATAACAGGTCTTTCTATGACTTCATCTGTAGGTTCTTTAGCACCAGCAGATGTTATGGGATTGACAGGAGTTTCTGCAACTTCTGCAGTTGGTTCAATATCACCAACAGATGTTATGGGATTGACGGGAGTATCAGCAACTGCTAGTGTAGGTAATGTAGCTCCATTAGGTTATGAAGCTATTACAGGTACACAAAGTGCTGGATACACTTCAGTTACAGCAACACAAAATGCTAATTATACACGTGTTACCGAAGGCACTTAATTTAATATGTTATTGACATTAAGTATAAAACAAATTAAAAAAAGATACTAATTAGGAGAACAAAATTATGGCATCAACTTATACGGCTCTCGGTGTAGAACTAATGGCAACTGGTGAAAACGCCGGTACATGGGGAACAAAAACTAACACTAACTTAAATATAATCGAACAAATTTCAGGTGGTTATGCTACGCAAGCCGTTGGGGATTCTGGAACACCAACAGCTCTTACAGTTTCTGATGGATCAACTGGGGCTACTATGTCTCATAGAATGATTGAACTTACAGGATCTATTTCTGGAGCTAGAGTGGTAACAATTCCTTTAGATGCACAAACATTTTATTTTTTAAGAAATTCAACATCAGGTTCTCAAACAGTTCAGTTTAAATATGCATCGGGTTCTGGTGATTCATTTACTTTCGCTGCAGACAATAAAGGTGATGCTGTTGTATTTGCTACTGCAAATGATGGAACTAATCCTGATATTTACACTTTACCAGCCGGTGATGTTACACTAACTGGAACACAAACTTTAACAAACAAAACTTTAACAGCACCTAAAATTGGAACAAACATTTTAGATACTAATGGAAACGAATTAATTAATCTTACTGCAACAGGTTCAGCAGTTAATGAAATTACTATAGCTAACGCAGGCACAGGAGTTACTGGACCAGTTATTTCAGCAACAGGTGAAACTAATGTTGGTATTAATGTTAATCCTAAAGGAACAGGAGTTTTTAACTCTGGAGGATCAGCAGTTAAAATTGCAGGAAAAGAAACTATGTGGGTTCCAGCTTCGGCTATGTATGCATCAACAACTAATGGTGCAGCACCAGCTCAAGTAGAAACAACAGCTTTAAGACCAGATATGAAAGTCATGGATTTTGCAGATTCTGCAGACGACCATGCACAATTTTCAGTAGCTTTTCCTAAGTCGTGGAATGAAGGCACAATTACTTATCAATGTTTTTGGACACCAAGCACTACTAATACGGGAGACTGTATATTTGGTTTACAAGGTGTAGCATGTGGTGATAGTGATACCATTGATGTTGCTTACGGGACAGCAGTAAACGTTACAGATGCTGGTATAGGAACAGTAGAAGATCAACAAGTTTCTGCAGAAAGTTCTGCAGTCACAATCGCAGGATCTCCTGCAGTAGATCAACAAACTTACTTTCAAATATTTAGAGATGCAAACGCAGGTGGAGATACGTATACCGGAGTAGCAAGACTTTTAGGTATTAAAATATTCTTTACTACTGATGCAGCTAACGACGCATAAGGAAATAGAATATGAGAGATTTAAAAAATAAACTTACTTCAAGTAAGAATTCATCAAATATACAACTTCGAAGAGGTAAATCATTTGGTTATCAAGTTTTAGGATTTGGTGCTGGTGGTGTTCCTCCTATGATAGAAGCAACAGGTGGAACAATTACAGAAAGTGGTGATTTTAGAATCCACACATTTACAGGACCAGGAAGTTTTGCAGTAACTAAAATATCTGGATGTTCTGCAGACAATGCTATGGATTATTTAGTAATAGCCGGAGGTGGAGCTGGGGGAGATGGCGGAACCGGTGAATCTGGTGGTGGGGGAGGTGCCGGAGGATATAGAGAATCTCCAGGTACAGCAACAGGTTCTTATACAGTCTCACCTTTAGGAGCATCTCCAGCAGTAGCTGTTACAGCTTCAGTACAAAGTTATCCAATTGTAATTGGTAATGGTGGTAGTCCAGGAATCGCTGGTGGTAGTCCAGTTCCCTCTCCAGTAGGAACCAGTGGTGGTAACTCTTCAGGTTTAGGAATTACTTCAGCAGGTGGTGGTGTTGCTGCAGGTGGCGGATCAGCAGCAGGTTTTGCAGCAACAGGTGGATCCGGTGGCGGAGGAAATGGAAGATGTGGTCCATCAAATCCAGGAAATTCAACAGGTAAAGCAGGTAATACGCCTCCAGTAAGTCCACCTCAAGGTCAACCTGGTGGTAATGGTCAACCTTCTCCAGGAAATAAAGCAGGTGGCGGTGGAGGAGCACTTAACACTGGTGGTAATGCAGCAGGATTAACTACTGGTGGAGTTGGCGGAGGCGGTGCAACTTCAAGTATTAATGGAACACCAACAGCTAGAGCCGGTGGTGGCGGCGGTGGAAATCAAGGCGGACCAAGCCCAGCCGGTGGAGCCGGTGGAGCCGGTGGTGGCGGTCAAGGCGGAAAAAATGGACCAAGTCCTGCTAGAGCAGGTGGAGCTAATACCGGTGGTGGTGCTGGTGGGAACTCTTGTGGATTCAACGCTCCTGCTACAGGAAGAGGTGGAGTTGGCGGATCTGGAATAGTTATAATAAGGTATAAATATCAATAGGTAAAAATATGGCATCATTTGCAAAAATATCAGAAAACAATGAAGTACTTACAGTACTAACACTAAATGATAGTGACACAGTTAATGCTGATGGTGT